CTGCATTCCCACCAGAATCCTTATTAAGGAGCGTTTTTAAATGACCCTTCTCGGTCTCACTTAAAGAAGCGACAAGACCATGAAGGTCCTTGCCCGATTTATCATCTGACGGTGGTTGAGATTGTGGATCATCAGCATGCTGTGCCTGGTGGCTTACGTCTTGATGGTCACCCATAATGGCCGCTCCACCTGATTTACGCTTCCTGATTGCTGCAAACATTGGATTCATCGTGATTCTCCTAGTGTGGTGGTGCGGGCATGCTAGCGCCCGGTGGAGGGGTTATTTGTGGTTGAGGCATTGGTCCTTGAGCTCCTGGTTGAGGCATCGAGTTAGGAGGAGGCGCTTGTCCAGGCTGACCTTGAGCCATATTCTGAGCGCCAGAGGCCATAACGGCTTGCTTTGCCTGTGCTTCGGCTTGCTCTGCAGCGTCCGTTGGCTGTAAGTGAGGATCTTGTGATGGATCTGGAGCGCCAAGACCTGAAAGCTCCTTAATCCAGTTCGTGTGCTCTTCCATGACCTCTATAACTATCATTTGCTGATCAGGAGAAAGTTTTAGATACTTCTCCCCAATACGGTATTCATCAAATTGTTGAAGCCAGAGTGCATGATCATCGAACTCAGAGACCGGCGGCTTAATGCCACTCTCTACCATCTCTAAACCACGTTGAATTTGAGCCATTCTTAACGAATGCTTTTTCCAAGCCTGAAACTCATCGCCAAACTCAAGCATCGAAAGCACGTTTTGAGTCACATTCGGATCTTTTGGATCTCCGAAGTAACCTTGCTGATGTAGATTTATGATCTCTTGGCGTTTTAAGACTTTAGAGCCTGGCAAAGTCGAGCCGCGAATAACTTGAACGTCGAAGTTCTCTCTTAAGTCAGAACCTTTAAAGGTCTTGACCGTGTATTCCATGTTCTCGCCGACTATTTTTAGTAATCGGTCTGACTCGTAGAACTTATCCACAAATTTAAGCAGGATTCGTCCGAGGTCAGCGTAAGAATACTCATGTCCTTCTGTCTCAACGCCAATTCTCGTATCGTCTTGCTCAACAAGCAGTTGCATACCAATGGCCGGGATGCTCGAGCTTGGTAACTGTCCGCGAGAGGCTTCGTTGATACCGGCAGTATCGTTGATATCATCTTTAGAGATCCTCTCTTCTTCATAAGCATACTGAGGAATAGTCGGCATCTGCATGGCGTGAGGCTCTGGAGCGCCAGGCATGACGTCGTACTTAATCCATTCTCCCGATTGATCATTAAACGCTTCTGCCGCTACGTTTTGTCCACGCGCACCGATCACTTTTCCAGTGAGGAGTCTATTCATGAACGCGGCTCTCATAGTCTTATTCTTATTTAAGTGATCTTGAAGAGGACGTAAGTGAGTGATAATAGCTTCAGCATTGAACTTTCCTCCAACTATCACGTCATCAAATTTTATATATGAGATCTCATCAATTGGTAAAATATCGTCTTTAAGCTTTACTCCATTGGCCACGATAACGTGCCGTCCATAGGGATGTTTGTTCGATGGGACTTCCATGTAAGAGATTTCAATGGCCGAGTTCTTAAGCTGAGTGGCACTACTCCCCGCTGTGCCTGAGGTCGTATTAATAGAGTTAATGCGGGACTCATATGCCAAGCTATTTAGCCAAACATCCTCTTCTTTAACTAAGTTCCCGTTACTTTCTGGAAACTGACTTGCGAAGTATTCGATAGGCCTAACTGTAGCGTCGATTAGATATCTAAGCTCGTCCCATGACTTTGCGAGTGGATCTGGAAAGATGTTAAAGTAAGACTTAACGTCTACTCTGATGTCCCCTTCGGCTACGATCTTATACTCATCCTCACCCGTCTCTTCATTCTTAACCGGGTAGACTTTCTTTCTGCCTAGTGACGGATCCCAAGAGACTTTTAAATACGCAGAGCCACACTGCTGAAGCCACATGGTTAATGGAATACGTTTACGGTTAATCCCGAGCTGTCCCCAGAGCTGTAAAATCACTTGCTGTGCTAAGCGTGCTCCGTCCTTGTCCTCTTCATCACCTGACTTAGGACGTACATCCCACCTAGGCTCATTCTTTAAAAGCCTTGCTAGACGATTTTGAACAGTCGGAAGAATCCGGTTAACATGGACTTTGTTGCGCTTAATGAATGTAGAGGGAGAAGGAATTGGCTTAAATGCACGGCTAACCCCATCAAAGTAAATAGCGTCAAACCCGCATAAGTAAGCAATGTTCGTTAAGTTAATGCCCTCTTGAGCAACACGTGCAGAAGACTGTCTGACCTCTTCGAGCTTATTCTTAACAAACGATACGAGTGCCTTATCCTCCTCGGTCTGTTCCCGAGGATCAGTGATCGAGACAGGCTTACCGTCGATTGAACCAAAGAGCCGTTCCCTAGCTCTGTCTAAGAATGACAACTATGAACCTCATGTAACACCAATTAGCGAATTAAGTTCCTTCGCTTGGTTGGTGGCATAAAGGTCCTGGTCATTGTCTTTTGGTAAGAGAATGTCTGGAGCTTTCTGTTTTTGTTTATCTGCTTGAACCACTTCAAAGTAATTACGAGACATGATCCTATTCGTCAGATCGATGGTTAGCTTCATCCAGAACGCATTCGTTCCGATAATAAGTGCGACGAGAATGCCGATAATGAACAGCTCTAGACTCATAGATTCTTTGTTGCTACCATCGGCGTGAAGTTTAAGTTCATCGTCTTATCCTTATCAAGAGTGGTGCGCGTATCTCTAGTTCTTGCGCGCTCGAAGTGTCCTTCTAAGTATACTTTGATGTCGTGGAACATGAAGTATCCAGCCTTTACGGTATGGTCATAGTCTTTACGAGTGTAGTATTTAACAATCTCAGGCGTTGCATAGATCGAATCACAATCAAAGAGTTTTGCTTGATGAACTTGATCCATGATTTCATTGATGGTCGAGGCTGGCTTATAGTTCTCAACATGCTCTGATAAAAGCTCGTCATGAGTAATCTCACGCTTAACTTCAGGCGTAACGTCATGATCAGAGACTTTTAAAGGCGGATTCTCGGCAGCTAAACGCTCAAGCTCAAGGTCTAGCAATCTGTCTTCATCTGTGTAAGAAGAAGCATCTTTAGAAACGCCAATCGTTTCACTTGGCGTGATGGCAGCAATGTTAAAGTCAGGATTTCCTTTTTCTTCTATGCCCTTTGCCATCTTCCCCATCTTCCCCATCTTCCGTTTATTGAAGCCATTCTTAGAACCCTTAGGACGCGTCATTCATTTCTTTCTCTGCTAGCTGCCTTAAATACCAAGACTCGTACGCTGGATGGTTCGGAGGCGGAGCCTTATCGCTAACCTTCGGAGCCTCTGGAGGATAACTAAACTCCTCAATACTTGAAAGAGCATCTAAAATGTCCACATACGTTCCACGTGGAAACTTAAAATACTCATCCTCAAAATCCGTTAGCCCTGGCTTAATCAATATCCCCTGCCATTCAAACCTTGGAACAAGAGATCTGATTCGCATCATCTTAGATTTATCAGGCCCACGAACGATTGGAGTGACTGGGATCGTGACCTTTCTCTTTTTCATTTCATCTTTTAAGAAATGCATCAAAGACATTTGATACGCGACGGCCTCAACTCCTATAACATTGCACTTAAATATTTCATGTATGTCAAATATAAGCTTAATGGTCTGAGTCGCAGTGATTCTAACTCTCTTGGCAGCCTTTAGATACCACTGGTTGTTTACATCCACATCAATAACTGTAAAGGCCGTAAAGCATGCCGTCTGATCAAGGCTAATCGCTGGATCTATCATCGCAAACGTATGCTTAACTTTAGGAAGCGCTGTGTAATAAGTCAGCCATTCCTTCTTAAAGTCCTGATCGTCACCTGGAATGATCTCGTTTAAGTATTGATGGGCAAAGATGTATGAGCCTTGAATTTTACGTTGCCGGTCTAGGTATTCTTGAGAAAGCTTATTTGGAAAGAGAAGTGAGCCGTCATCCCTTATGGCTCTATCATACGCCACACTCCACGTTTCATGGTCTACGGTCTTTTCAAAGTACAATTATCTACTCCAAAACTTCCACCATGGCTTAAGTGACCTTAAAGCAGGTAGCTCAGCAAAGTCATGCTTTGGAAGTGCTGGAGCGAGGATAAGCCCATGCTGTAGATTCATGGCTTCTTTATATCCAGAGTAAGCCTCACTGCTCATGATCTTACAGTTTGGATATTGCTCAAGGAGCGATGGGCGATTATTCCCCTCAATGCATTCTATTGGATAATCTGGGTGACTGCTTAAGTGCTCTATTGGACGCTCTGGTAAAGAACCAA